TTTCTATGTTTGCAGGAGCACCTGGAGCAGGAAAATCTACGCTGGCCTTAGCGCTAGCACTTAAGACTAATGTTCCAACTCTATACATATCTGCGGATACTAATGCACACACTATGGCAATGCGTTTGGCATCTATGATTTCAGGGAAGAGTCAGTCAGACGTAGAGCAGAAACTTAATACTGATGTTGGTTGGACTAAAGCAGTTCTCCAAAAAGGAAGTCACATAGTCTGGTCATTCGAATCATCACCAACCTTAGAAGACATCGATGAGGAAGTCCAAGCATTCGAAGAGTTGTGGGGCTGTAGCCCATCTCTCATTGTATTGGATAACCTTATGGATGTCGCAACAGATGGGGGCGAAGAGTTCGCTTCTATGCGAGCAATTATGAAGGAGTTGAAGTTCCTTGCGAGAGACACTAACGCTGCGATTGTGGTACTACATCATACTTCGGAGGCAGTTCCTGGGAATCCTTGTCAGCCAAGAAGTGCTATCCAAGGAAAAGTTTCCCAACTACCTGCGCTTATATGCACGCTTGGTACCGTTGGCACATCAATGGGCGTGGCATCAGTCAAAAATCGCTACGGAAGAGCGGATGCAAACGGAACGCTAATGACTTGGTTGGCATTCAACCCAGAGTACATGTACATCGATGACATCCCAGAGAACGTATGACATTATTCCCTAACTGGTTTGATGGCCAGAAATATAACTTTGAGATTTACTTGCCACACTTACAAGATAAACCTAATATGCGTTTTTTACAAATAGGTGTTTATACTGGTGATGCAAGTGTATGGTTGGCAGAAAACATTTTAACTGACCCAACTTCATCACTTATAGATGTTGATACATGGGCTGGCTCTGATGAGCCTGAACATTCTCGCATTGATTTTGAGCATGTTTATGAGTATTATAGAAGACGTTTATCACCATATACAAATGTAGGATGGGTTCGAAAAACTAGTGATGATTTTTTTAGTAAAGTAGCAGAAGAATTATTTGATTTTATTTATATTGATGGGGGCCATACAGAAGAGCAGGTTGCTAAAGATGCAAATGATGCATGGAGATGTCTTAAGCCTAATGGAATTCTAGCATTTGATGACTATATGTGGGGTCAAGATTTGCCTCCACACTTAACACCTCGCCCAGCAATTGATGCTTTCCTTGAGAAACACGAAGGAAGATATGATTTGCTAACTAAGGAATACCAAGTTTGGATACGCAAGTTATGACAACTAGGAAATCACACAAGGCCAGAGGAGCAACATATGAAACCGACATTAGAGACTGGTTTCGAGCAAATGGATACGATTCTGAGCGACTTGCTCGAACAGGTGCAAGAGATGAGGGCGATGTTGTTGTCCGCTCAGACTTCCTTGGTAGCATTGGCGTTATCGAATGTAAAGCGCCAGGAGCAGGCAATGCCATTGACCTTAGTGGATGGACAAAAGAAGCACAGATTGAAGCCGTACACTACGCAGAAGCACGCGGACTTACCAGAGATAAGGTAATGCCAGCAGTTCTTATTAAAGCAAGAGGCAAGTCAATAGCAGATTCCTATTTAGTATTAAGGTTGGGCGATGTATTTGGTGGATGAATTACCAGACATAGTAGCGGTGCTGAGGCATTACGGTGCAATAGTTAACCGCACATCTGGTCAAGTAAATATCAAGTGTCCGTTTCATAATGATAGTCACGCAAGTGCAAGTTTTAATACAAGACAGAATATTTTTAACTGCTTTGCATGTGGTATGCAAGGTAACAGTATCCAGATAATTGCTAGGAAAGAAGGGTGTGATATACGTGAAGCAAAGTCTATCGCAGAAGGAATTACTGGGGAGAGCCACCAGCAAGTACGCGGGAAGCATCTCTCTGGCGGAAGATTACCTAGCAAGTCGGGGAATAACAAGGGAAGCAGCACGTCTGGCGCGATTAGGCGTAGTCGAGGAGCCTGAACCTGGACATGAACAATACGCTGGTCGCCTTAGCATACCGTACATCACAAAGACTGGCGTTGTTGATTTGCGCTTTCGCTCTCTTAACCCTGCCGTTGAACCGAAGTATATGGGTATGGTTGGCGTTGATACTCGCATGTACAATGTACTTGACATCGAGACTGCTGGAGATTGGATTGGTGTCTGTGAAGGAGAGTTGGACACGCTTACAATGTCTCGCTTGGTCGGAATTCCCTGTGTTGGAGTTCCTGGTGCCAACTCATGGAAGAAGCACTATACAAGATTACTTGCAGACTTTGAAAGAGTCTTCGTCTTTGCCGATGGTGATGCCCCAGGGCGCGAGTTTGCAGCGAGTCTCTCCAGAGAACTCCCTGTCACTACGGTCACATTTGGAGATGGAGAAGATGTTAACAGTGCTTACATTCGACACGGAGCACAGTTCATCAGAGAAAAGATGGGGTTGAACATTGATTGAGATTCCGCAGTGCAAGGTGTGTGGTACAGAGTTTGATAATATCTTTGATGCTATTAATCATTTAATGGATGATGAAGGAGATATCTTTGACCCAGTACTTAAACTACCCAATGGTTACTCTTTACTTCTCGGGTCTTTACTAGAGGAACTCTATCGTAATGCAGACGACCCAGGAATGATTAAAGATATAACTGAGATGACATACGCTACGCTCTATGCAGCACAGACAGATGTCGACCAGATGAAAGAGTTAGTTGAAGAAGCAATCATAAAGCAACACATGGTAGATATAGATGAAGAGTTAAAAGAACTACTAGAGGAGGAAGAATGATGATAGCAAGAGAGTTATATCTAGAGACTCACCTTGGTGATACAACCACTGAGTTATCAGAACTGTTGCTGAGCAAGCACAGGGATTACGGTCCTAAGAATATATCACTGGCTCCTGGCGGTCCAATCAATGGGCTGCGAGTGCGTATGCATGATAAGTTAGCACGTATCAATAACTTAGTTGATAATGGTGCAGACCCACAGCATGAGAGTCTAGAAGATTCATTTAAGGACATGGCAAACTATGCAATCATCGGATTGCTAGTACTGAGAGGACAATGGGATAATTAATGATTGAGATATTACTTGCATTTCAATCACAGTTAATGGCCTTGTTGGCTTTAATAGCAACTCTATTGAGATAGGAATAACATGAAGAAAATATTTGGACCATACAAGGGTAGTAAGCAAAATGGTGGACGACCAATCTATGTATTTAAAAGAAAAAGAAAAGATGGTACGACGGAAACAACGTCTACTAACAAGGCTCGCCATGATTATGAAACTGCTACAGGTAAGAAGTTACCGAAAGATTCAGAAGTAGACCATAAGAATAACAAGGGCAGAGCAGGCGATGACCGCCTATCTAACTTGCGAGTGCTTAAAAAGAAAGACAATGTAGCGCTAGAGAATAAGCGTCGCACAGTAAAGAAAGCATCGCCTAAGAAGACTACTAAGAAAGCGGTTAAAAAGAAGCCATGAAAACTATAGTCTGTATATCTGATTTACAAGTACCGTACCACGATGTAGAAGCGACCAAGGCTGTGGCTAGATTCATTAGAGACTACCAACCAGATACTGTCGTATCCTGTGGTGACGAAATGGATATGCAGACAATCAGTAAATGGTCGAAGGGGACCGAACTAGAGTATGAGCGTTCTATCGGACGGGATAGAGATTTAACTCGTCAAGTACTGTATGACTTAACTATCGAGCACATGATTCGTAGTAATCACACAGATAGATTATTTAATACAGTTGCAATGCGAGCACCAGGATTACTTGGTCTACCAGAGTTACAACTTGAGAACTTTCTTGGGTTAAAAGAACTTGGTATCCAATACCACACTGACCCTTATGAATTAGCCCCTGGCTGGTTGCTCATGCATGGTGATGAAGGAAACGTACAACCTACTGCAGGTGCTACCGCATTGGGTCTAGCGAAACGCTCAGGTATGAGCGTAGTGTGTGGTCACACGCATCGCATGGGTTTGACACATCATACTCAAAGTTATCGTGGTGGTAAACCTAAAACTATTTGGGGATTAGAACTTGGTAACTTAATGGATTATCGTAATGCAAAATATATCAAGGCAGGGTTGTTTACATGGCAACAAGGCTTCGGTATCTTGCATGTTGATGGTAAGACAGTTGTTCCACAACTTGTACCTATCGTAAACAATTCATTTACAGTAGAAGGAAAAACTTGGAGATGGTAGTCAGTTGGGACCGCATTGAACCGTGGGATTACATTGTTGCACATGTTGCTGATGAATACAGCAAGAAGTATACAATGGTCGCACGCGAAGATATCAAGCAGTCGCTCTATGAATGGTTTGTGTCGCATCCTAGGAAGTTGACAGAGTGGGAAGCATTCAGCAAGAAGTCTGCTCAGAACTTATTGTATCGTTCACTACGTAACCAAGCATTGGACTATTGCCAATACTGGAAGGCTAAGTCATTAGGCTATGAGCCTTCTGATTTATACTTCTATGAGCCAGAGATTGTTGAAGCCTTGCTTCCCTCAATACTACGTGGAGATGTAACAGATGCTCCAGTGCTTAACTTAGGTATGCCTAGCAAGCCGTCTGCTCCAGCAGAGGGTGGCAATATGATGGCTATGATGGCTGAGATTAAGGCTGCATATCTGAAATTAAATACAGAGGATAAACATATTCTTTACCACAAGTATGCAAACTCTTTATCGTATGCTGGTATTGCAGAAGAACTCGCCTTACCTAGTGATGATGCTGCACGTATGAGACATAATCGTGCAATTAAAAAACTCATCACTAGGCTTGGCGGTTTCCGTTCTTATCTAGATAAAGACGAAACAGAACAAGTAGGGCAAGATGAACCCGACAGTAATGAAGATAGAGAACAAGGACAGGAATCCGATTAACGTTTCCTTATCCAAACCTCACCCATCTTTCATGTTCTTCATGTTCTGCAATCTCGTTAGCGCGAGCATACTTAATATACTCTATTAAACCACTAGCCTTAATTAGATAACCCCTTGATGGGTTGGGTTGTATGTCACAGGTAATTGCTTTACCAGAACTGTATACATATTCTGCAAGCCTATGCAAGGGTACAATAAGTGCAGCATCTTCTAGCATGAAAGCCCAGTGCGTAGCCTTACTAACTCTAATGCCTGATGGTTTCCAAGCACTATCGTTTTGATAGTAACACTCTGTCTCTATGTATAGGTTGCCAGTTTCCACCCATCGTCTATCTGTTTTAACTTCTACTGTATCTAGGTGTAGTAAGTCTGCAATCCTACTCTCACCTTCTATGCCTGACCTAAGGTCTAGGTCCCAGTTGCTATCTTTCATCGCTCCTCCAAGTATTGTTTGAACTTGCTATCCCAATCATACGCCTCAAAGTATTCTTCGATGCCTTCCTTGATGCTTGCCTGTAAATCTTGCATCTCATCTTCTGTCATCTATCCTCCTGTCGAGTAGAACCCTGAGCCATTGAACTTAATTGCTGGTGCTGAGAAGATACGCTCCATAGGTTTGTAACAATTTAAGGTATCGCACCTTACGACATACTTCTCGTATTCTTTATGGTGGATGAATACTTCTCTCGTCGCACCACATTTACTACATTTGAAATCATATGTAGGCATTAGTACCAGTTATTCTTTTGATGAAATTTCCATGCCATACAAGGCGTGCCATATCTGTGCATGATATATGCAAAGCCCCTGTCAATTTGTAATGGCGGTGGAGTCTTAGGGTCCATCCCTAAAACCTGAGGTATACCTCCAGCGTTCTTGCCCATCACCTTTATCTTGTTGTATGCCTGATGCCTCCAGTTGGATTCCTTTGTCCATAACTTATGAAGACATCGGTACTGATTATCCGCCCATGCTTGCACTACATCATTAGCATAGGCTTTACTGTCTGCAATCTGCCATTCTCTTGCTGGTGTTATCTTCTGCTCCATTCGGTTAGCCGAACGACTCATAAAACTTACCACTAAAAGAATGACAAGCAAGAGTGCTATCTTTTTGTACATATTACACCTCCAAGTAAGGTCTAACCCTGTTCAAGAATATCATTGATGCTTCTTCTTCGTCAGCGGTTACCTTGCCACTAGGCCCCACTTCATCTGTATATCTAGGTCCAACCTTCCTGCCTGTATTGTAAGGGTCAACGCGATAGTCAAGCCCTCGTTCTTTAGCGATTGCTATTCTCTGTCCAGATAGTAAGCCACCCCAAATGCCATGAGCAAGGTTCTCGGGCTTCATACCTTCTTCTAAACACGTCTCACTGATAGGGCATCTATTGCATACGCCAATAGCATACTTAATCGTTGGAAGTGCTCGCTGTGTCATTGTAGTAACGTTGCCGTTACCTATCGTGGGAAACCACGCATCAGGATTATCATCCAGAGTACATAGGCCTCCAGTTAGTTGACTAATCATCTCCCCACATCCTATCTGGTTCGCCCGTATCGTCCTCTGTAGTAATCGGACTTGTGCTATACGTGCATTTTGTATCTTTTCGTATTCGGATTTGTACAGTCCCGTCGTGCTTGTAAGTACTTGTAGATAGTCTATAAGTACTTCTCGTAACTGTTCTTTCTGTTCTGTAGTCATGGCTTCCTCTCATAAGTTTGTGTTGGATTTTTGCTGTTCGGTTAACCGAATACTAGAATCCGAAGTAGTTATCATAACGAGCAACCGAACCTTTCTTGTTGTATGAGTATCTATCTTGTTCTGGTGTCCAGCATAGGCATGTATCTGAATAGATACCAGAGCAATCATAACATGACATGCACATCTCACAGTAGTAAGGATTAGCATCCTCGAATGGAATGGCTTGGCAGTTGATACACTCACTGTCTACGTAGACTGATGGGTTGTCATAGGCTGGCGTGTCGCTAGGTGTACCTAGATAAGTAGACCAACCTGATTGCTTATAGGTAGAGTTAGACCACCACATGCCCTCATTGTCCCAGTGACCAGCACTTTCGTTGATGATGTAGCAAGTCTCCTTAGCGTTAGGGTCTAGAGTAAAGATTACAATCTTGCTACCTAATGCCCACTTGCTAACCATAGCCCATACGTGGTCGTCATCTAGTGCAGTGACACCACCCATAGCAGGTAATGTATCCTCTGCAAAGATACGCGTATCGCTACGTCTATCTCCTGCGCTGATGTTGATGTCAAGCACGCCATTGTGTGCTAGGTAAGTATCTGGTGCAAAGGTAGCATCATAAGGCACCTTGAACGGGTGACAGTTATCCTCATTCTTGACACCATGCGTAGCATAGCGAGCATGGAACATAGCATAATTGTCTGGAAACTCCTTACGTACTTCTAGGAACTGCTTGATTACTTTCTTGGCTGACATACCACGACCAGTGACAATGCCATTGGGCGTGATTACTGCAAAGCCGAAGCCATGCGGATTGTTACATGATGCACACTCTAAGTCTTTCTTCTTAGGTGTTGAGTTAGGTGATGCTACTACTAGTAAACACATTATGCACTCACATTCTGTTCGGCTAACCGAACGACTAGTCTATCTATACGGGCTGAAAGTTCTGGGTATAGTGTCTCATTCTGAAATACATACCACATGAAGTTGTCTGCACTAAGCGCACCTTGTTGGATGTCTTGCACAGTAAGAGTTCGGGTGTACTCAACACTGGCATGTGCTAAGTCTAAATGGGCTTTGATGGTGTCACCGTTGATGCTACCTCGGAAGATACGCATCTCTAGTGTTGCTTGATTGTTGGTATTTACTGCTGAATAGCGGTCTGAATTGTGGTCTGTACTTAACTTGTGCTTGAAGGTACGCTTACGGTCAACAACGTATCCATTATCCATGTCCCAGATACGCTCACCGTTTTCATCGCGCTTGTATTCTGACTGATAGATGTCAGTGAACTTAGCCCATTGGTCAGACTCACGACCTGCTAAGGTCGAGTAGAACTGAGGGTTAGAATAGACAAGGTTAAGAAAGCGGTGCATGTGTGCGCCACCATTAAACCCAGTGCGTGAGATGTGAATGTGTAAGCCACAAGTACGGGTATTCCATGACTTAACTCTCATGCCAGACTTACTGCGTAAATCTTCTAGCACTGTCCATAAATCGGTAGCCTCATTCTTGAAGAAGTCATGAGACATAGGATGTGTGACTATCTCGAAGCCGTCATTGAGAGAGCCGTCATGCTTTAGATAGGCTAACTCCATTCCTTCTAGTTGATAGGCGTGCATGGCTGAGGCAGACCTGTCTTCCCAGCCTTCTACTTCTATCTCTAGGCCAAAGAATAGGCGCTCATCCTTCTTGGTGCTATGGAAGATAGCATCAGGTCGGTATGAATAGTCATGGACAATACGATTGCCATTGTAAGTATCCTCTGAGCATCTATCGCACCCTTCATTATTCCATTCATCGCAATCCTCACAATAGTAAGCACCGTCTAGGCAACCACCACACCAGTACTCACCTCTATCTGAGACATAAGATGAGCCGTCAGAGTTGTACTCTGCACATGAATCACACCAAGATGCGATTCTATCTACACAGCCTTCACACCATAGATGATTGCCATCTACCATGTTGAAGTTATCATTGGTGGAACCTATCGTATCGCAACGCTGGCAAACTTGAACGCAATCGTTGCAAACTATGTCGTTCCATTCTGTCGTGATTAGGTTATCTTCATCAGTTTCGTATTCGCATACTGAACAACTGAATACTACAACATCATCAACTTCATCTGTCATTTTCTTTCCCTTCTCATTCGGTTAGCCGAATAATCGAACTCATTGCGATTTGCAATAAGCATAGTCTACTTTGCAACTAGGTTCTTGTCAATCATGGCATTTGACATGGTATCTCTGGCGCTATCCACTACTTTGGCCAATCCTGCATACCCTTGCTTCACCATGCGGTCATGCTCAGCCCTTAGCGCTTGTCGCACTAGG